ATGACGGCCGACATCATTACCTTCCCAACACCGAGCAAAGAAAAAGGGGTCCCGAAAGAAATGGAAGAATTTTTCGCCGACCTTCCCTTAGGTTTCCGTTCAGAGCATTGCGAGCCTTCACGCCTAGCCCTTGAGTGGAGTGTGGAAGCACTTGCATTTCGCTCGGGCGTTTCACCAAACGCGATCCGGACGGTCGAGCTCGGAAATGAGCTGCGGCGCGTCACAATGCAGGCACTCGCTTTTGCGCTTGAAGCGGAAGGGCTCATTTTCTTCCCTGGCCACTCTCCCCTGCGCTCTGACGACTGCCGAGGCGCTACACCTGATCCCAGAACCAGAGGCGACTACCACTTGATCGAATGATAGAGCGATCGAGGGCTAGGCGGGCCAACCGGATTCCAACTGAGCTACCCGGCTCGCCTTTTTCAGTGCTACAACCTTCCACGATAGCCGAAACGCAGCTGCATCGAGCCTAAAGCGGGATAGGGATTTGAACCCACCCGACCGAACGGATAGACCGCAGTAGGCCAGCAAATACAGAGAGGCAACGATCTGGTCCATTTCGGCCTATCGCGGCCCCAGATTTGCCCTAATTTTGAGCGGCTGTTGCCGCTATGCTCACTGCTTCAATCGCTAATGCAGGAACTGCTTCGCCTTGGCTTCCTCGGCCTTCTGGCATTTTTTCATAGCCTTGCTCACCTGCTCACCTGCTCGACTGCGCGACTGCGCGATCAGTCGAGCGCCGAGATCGTCTTCGCGTCCTTTCGGGCCCGCGCCATTGCATTACATATTGTCTATCCGTATACATGTGAAAATATGACTACCGCAACGCTTTCAGTGCCAGAACCACATTGCCGCGACTAGTTCTAACGCCGCGGACAAACGATAATTCAACTGGCAAAGATCGACACAGTCTAAGCATTTTGGTAGCTTAATACTATCCAACTTCAGAATAACATCAGCCATGACCTCTAGCCACGCCCCCTGCAAAAGCAAGACAAACAATACAGAAGACTCTAAAACTGAAGTACCTCGAGAAGAAAACTTTTACTCAGGAGAGGCGGACTACCTGTATTCCACCAAGTTAGCCAAAAAACTTAGTCTTGCCGAAGCCTGTGAAACGCTTGTAGCATCCCCATTGTTCCCGCTAGCTCTTAACAGCAGCGGGAGAATGTATTACAAGTGCTCATCTCGAATCAACTCGAGGCAGCTAAAATTCACACACTCCATATGCGGCCTAGGGATGACTGTAAAAGGCCATCAAGAATATCTAACTAACAACCCGGGCGCATACAACTCCATCTTATTTTTGAAAGCATTGGACCTACATTTATCACAAAAAAAGTTATTCACTGATCGTCCAGACTCATTAGGTGTCAGTGCCAGAATTTTCATGCGCCCTATAGCGGTGAAGCTCGAGGGACATGAAGAACACGAAATTTTTCGCCCAAGCTTTCGAATTTATAATGACGGAACTATAACTGCCACCTTATCACCACTACTCGGCTTTTCCGAATTAGCAGCAGACAAAGTCGTAAATATCGTTACCAATAAGGCCAAAAACAATATTGAATCAGTATTATGTGAAAAAGATTCTTACCTTGCCCTTAATGAGACTCAGGCAGCATTGCTGCCATTCAAACAACGCTACGCTCAACGACGCACAATTTGCGAAAACATCGAGATAGGCCTCGCCAAAACTGCCACCCTTGAAATCTTAGAAGAGAAATTTGAAACACACGAATTATTACAAGCAGAGACCTTTACTTTATCAGATCTAGCACACTGGCTTCTAGCTCTAATCGAGAGATCAATCACCAACGGGCATGTGAGAAACAAAATTCAATGGACTGCCGCTCAGCATATAAGCAACACTCTTAGCAAGACCTGGTTCGGCAAGCCAATAGTTTATATTCAGGATCATACAAACCAATTAGCAAGCGCCAACGATAACTGGGTAGCGCACAACCACCTCATTCAATGCATCATGGCTCGAACCTATCTGAAGGATCCTTACAAACTTCCAGAAGTCACGATCACAGATTTGCGAGCCTTTGACGATTACAACAGCTTTTATTCAGAGGCAGTTTCCTTAGTCTTTTCTAGCACGCAGGTGTCAGAGTTCATCTCTAATGCCGAATCTTACACCTTTTCGAATCTAACCAGCGACATTTTGATACTTAACGAAACCGCTCACCATCTCTTAGTGCATTATGGCTACCTCTGCACTGACATAGACAAGTGCCTAACAACAACCAAAATATCACAAGCAGACATCAAGAATATCCAATTCGAAACATCGTTTATATCTATACAGAAGTATGGGGAAACCTCTAAGTACTTCGAAAAGATATTGCTTTCTGATAGCCTCGGGATTTTTAAAAACCTCGCTCAAAAGAAAATTGACACCAGAAGAAAGTACTTGGAGCTTGAGGAGAAAATCGCAGCAGACTCTCAGACGCGAAGAATGACTTTAGTTTTTGGCATAGTTGCATCAGCGTCACTTTCACCCGAGCTAATGCAGCCTCTTCTAAAAGTTCTCGGATTCCAGATCGAAACAAAAGAAATAAATAAGTTGGTAGGGATACTACTGTCAGGGTGCGCAGTGCTATTCATAGCACTTACAATTAACTTTTCAGCCAAATTATTCAAGTCCATATTTTTCAAAAATCGCTGACTGATACCTTTAAATAGCCGGTAGATTGCTCAGGCATCCATCCGGCTAGGGATTCTCCGATCAAGTCAGCACAGGCCATCTGACCTGTGCTGAAATAGCCCTCCGTCCAACTGCCTTCTACAAGCCCGCCATCCCATGAGCCAGATGAGCTTTTCCGATTTCGAGTATGCCGGTAAGCGCAAGCAAACCCGTCGCGAGCGTTTCCTGGCCGAGATGGAACAGGTGGTTCCGTGGAGCGGGTTAGCGGCATTGATCGAGCCTCACTACCCAAAGGCTGGTGGTGGCCGCAAGCCGTATCCACTGGAAATCATGCTGCGCATTCACCTGCTGCAGAACTGGTTCTCGTTGAGCGATCCAGCCATGGAAGAGGCGCTGTACGAGATCACCTCGATGCGCCAGTTCGCTCGGCTGACGCTCAGCGCTCCGATCCCCGAAGACACGACAATCATGAATTTCCGGCACCTGCTTGAGAAGCATCAGTTGGCGGCGGGCATTCTGGAAACCATCAACAATTACCTGCGAGACAAGGGCCTGTCGTTGCGCCAGGGCACCATCGTCGACGCCACCATCATCCACGCACCCAGTTCGACCAAGAACAAGGAAGGTAAACGCGATCCCGAGATGCATCAGACGAAGAAAGGTAACCAATATTTCTTTGGCATGAAGGCGCATATCGGTGCAGATGCCGAGTCGGGTCTGGTGCACCACGTCCACGGCACAGCGGCGAATGTGGCCGATGTAACGGAGGTCGCTCACCTGTTGCATGGCGATGAAAATGTTATCTGTGCCGACGCGGGTTATACCGGTGTGGAGAAGCGGCCGGAGCATGAAGAAAGGCCGGTGATCTGGCAGATTGCGGCTCGTCGTAGCACCTACAAGCGCTTGAGCAAACGCAGCATGCTCTACAAAGCCAGACGCAAGATCGAGAAGGTCAAAGCGCAGGCGCGAGCGAAGGTCGAACACCCATTCCGTGTGATCAAGCGCCAATTCGGCTATGTGAAAACCCGCTTCCGTGGCTTGGCCAAGAACACGGCGCAACTGACCACGCTGTTTGCCCTGTCGAATCTGTGGATGGTGCGCCGGCAATTATTGCCGGCGGCAGGAGAGGTGCGCCCGTGAGGGCAGAAAACCAAGGCTATGCCTTGGTTTTCCAATAATCTGCGGCTGAAAATCGGTCTTTTCGGCGTCCCCAAGCCGCCCATTTCCGGCTGATGGGCAACTTGTTCGGAGTTTCCCTAGTTTCCGTTCAGTTGGTGATTTGGTGTACGTAGGCCTGGCAGGCTTGGAGCGCGATCAGCCCCCGGTCGCCGTCGTCGGTGATGTCGACAATTCGTTGAGCATGCGCTCGGTCAAGTTGGGCACGGACGGCGCCATGTACCATGCCTCCGGTGCCGGCAGTCTCTCGCAGCCTACCGTCACAACCCGAGCCGGTAAGCGCTTCGGCGTCGACAAGGATTGACAGCCGCAGATCAGAGGTAGCAAGGCGGTCACGCAGGCGAGCTTGAGTTTCTTGAGCATCTTCCATCTCCTTCCAGTGCGTCTGAGCCTGCACCTGCAGGCGCTTCTCCAGGGCGCGTCGCGCCTGCTGTTGTTCAACCAACTGATCAAGCGATGCTGCTGCAGCCTTCTCCCGCTCTAGACCGTGCGCGCGATCCTTCTCCGCCAACTGCCTGCCGAAGTCATCGGCTTGATTAGCGAGCTGTGCCTTGTAAGCGTTGGCCTGCCACACCCACGCTGCCCGGGCGCCGGCGCTGCTGGCGGCCACCAGCAGCGCCAAGGCGACCAGGCGGGTGGCCCAGGCGCTCACTGCAGCACCTCAAGCGCTCGCTTGTAGATGGCCTTGCGATCCTCCAGACCGTTGGTGCCACCATTGATACGCTTGGTGATTGCCAAGATGTCGCCCTTGTCGGCCAAGCTGTTCAGGCCCTCCTTCTGCCAGAACCAGCCGGCCGACATCGATGCGTAGACAGGATGCTCGAGCAGCTCGGGGGTATTGAGCAGGCGACTGTCACCGAACAGGGCCTCGCTGCACGCTTCGTAATTAAACCGGCCAGTCACTTGGATGAGCCCACGACCTCTATACAGCTGGCCATCACCGTCTGCTGCAGGTGTATTGCCCAAGCGCTGAGCCAGATGACCGGTGTCGTACTTCGACAGGTACTTGTCATTGCCGAGCTCCCGCACGTACTGCAGCTGACCCGACTCGTGTCCGACCTGGGCGATAAAAGCAGCCATACGCAGGCGCGTGATGATGGCGAACTTGCCCATGGTGGCGTTGAGCCCGGGTACAAAAACGCCGGCTTTCGAGCCGGCGTTAGGGAGGATCTTTTGGAGCTGTTGAACTGTAATAGCCATTGATGTCTCCGGTGGTGGCCTTATGGGCCGTGAGTTACAGCTGCTCAACCTTGAGCGGCTTGCTGTCTTTCTTCTTCTTGCCCGAGGCCTTGGCCTTGCCCTTCTTGCCGCCATTGCACTCGACGGTCGTGGTCCAGCCGGACTGGGTGAACACCTGCTCCACCCCGTCCACCAGGTACTCGCCATCGAGTCCCGGCTTGAAGCCCTGGGCGTTGATCGAGCGTTCGGCAAACAGATCAGTGCGACCGGGCATTTCCAGGCGCACGCCGGCCGTGCTGCGGTTGAACGCAGCCAGGCGCGCCTTGGCGGCCTGCTGGGCGGCGGTTTTGTTGGGGTAGACGTGACGGTCGGTGTGCACCGGCGGCAGGCCGTCCGGCGACTCGTCGTTGGCCAGCTCGACCACCTGCAACTTGCCGGTCTTGGGGTCTTGGTGCTGGGTCTTCACCGCCTTCTGCGAGTTGCGGTCGCCGAGGCGGAACTGGTAGCGGGAAACGTCCGTCTTGTTGATGGTGATGACCGACAGCGTCTTGCCGGTAGTGCTCTGCCCGCCTTGGCGCGGCATTACCAGCAGCTTGCTCTCGGCCACCTTGGCGGTGCAGTCGTACTGCTTGGCCAGGCGGGTGACAAAGTTGTAATCCGACTCGTTGCGCTGGTCGATGCGCTCGACCTTGGTGTCGACCGGGCAAGACACCTCCCAGCCGTTGCGCTTGGCGATTTCGCCGACGATCTGCGACAGCGGCACGTTCTCCCAGCTGCCGCTGCGCACGGTCTTGCCGCTGCCGCGCATGTCGCTGGCCTTGCCGCGAATCACGATGGTGTCGGGCGGCCCGCTTAGCTCCACCTCGTCGACGGTGTAGGCCCCCAAACGGGTCAATCCTTGGCCCTCATAGCCCATCATCACGACCACGTTGCTACCGCGCGCCGGCAGCGCAACGGCCTGGTCGCGGTCGTCAATGCGCAGCTCGAACTCGTCCGACTCCATGCCGGGCTTGTCCGAGGTGCGCAGCAGCAGCAGGCGGTCATTGATCAGCGCGGTAATGTCGTTGCCATCCGCGACGATTTGATACGTGGGTTTCATGCTTGCTCCAGGAACGAAAAACCCCGCACGGGGCGGGGTTCGTTACGCGTAACGCGGGTTAGCCGAACAGTTGCAGCAGCTCGACGGCAGGCGCCGGCAGGTCCGGCAGCTGGATCAGCAGGCCGGCGCGATACGGCTGCGTCTGCCTGGCCAGATCCGGGTTGGCATCGAGCACAGCCTCGACCGTGCCGTTGAGGTGCCCGTAATGGTGCTGACAGATCACATCGAGCAGATCACCGTCAGACGTTCTGCAGGTCGTTGCCATAGCTCACAAACTCCAGGGTGAAGCCTTGTTTTCGGGGGATACCCCCGGCCAGCAGGTGGCTTTGTTCCTCCTCGATGCTGACCAGGCACCAGTCGCCCAGTATCTCGCCGTAGCCCGTCACCAGGTTCAACGCCCGCAGGTTGCGGCCGATGGAGCGCAAGGTGTTGAGCTGCTTGAGCCCGGCCTTGTGGTTCGGGAAGATCGCACCCTTGAGCGTGATCTTTTCCTCACCCAGGCCCACGGCCTGCTGCGCCACGCTGCGGCGCAAGCGCTCCTGCCCCGCCCAACGAAACGACGCCTGCCGGCGAAGCTCGTCAAACGCGGCCGTACCGAGGTTGAAGTAATAAGGCTGGGCGTTGGGCTCATGCGGCTGGATGATCAGCAGATGCGGGAAAGGCGCCACCGCCTCCGGTGTAGGCGTGGCCGAGCCCAACAGCCCGCCAGTGGGCAGGATGTTGGACAGCGAGGGGTTTAGCTTGCCAGCCACCCGGCTGACCTCCGACGACACCTTGCTGGCCATCTGCTTGAACGTACCGAGACGTTCCTGCACCTGACTGACGCCCGACACCGCCCGGCTGTAGGCCGACGTTATCTGCCCGACCCGCGCCTGCGCCACACCGATACTGCGCACCAGCCGGCCCGCCTTGGCGCCCAGCTCGGGCGGCAGGAACGGGATGCTTTCCAGCTCGGACGCGGCACCGGTGATGCTGCTGATAGCGCCGTTGAGCGGTACCAGCATGCCGTCGGCGCTTTTCCGGCCGGCCTCCCCCGCTGCCACCAGGCTGGACAGGGAAGACTCCAGCTGCTCCATGTAGGGCATAGGCCCTCCTTAAACGTGGGGTTGATCGAACAGCTGCGCCGAGGACGTGCGCGCAGCGACCTCGCGCTGCCAAGCGTCAAACAGGCCGCGCATGCCGTTCGCCATTTCACTCAACAACTGATTCGGGTCCTTTACATCGCCGTGGACCGTGAGCGGCATGACCGGCGCAAATGTGAATGTCTGATCCACCTTCGGCGCCGGTGGCGGCGTGTTCTTCGCAGGCTGCGGCACCTCCGGCAGCTTGGGCGCCGGCGGCGCCGCCTTGGCCATTTCCCGCACCACATCACCCAGCCCGGCAGCTGCCCCCGGCTGGGCTTGAGGCTGCGGCCGCACCAGGTCGGCACCGGGGAACCGCACCTTGTTGGCCGTCAGTGCCGGCAACAGGAACGGGTCTTTCGACGCGGGGTCGCGCGGGTCATACGACACCGCCGGCTTGGCCGGTACCGGGGACGGTGCCGGTGCTGCTTCCCGCACCGCAGCCCCCAGCTTGGGCGGAGGCTCGGGCTCAGCCTGCGGCCGCACCAGGCCAGCCCCCGGGAACCGCACCTTGTTGGCCGTCAGCGCCGGCAACAGGAACGGGTCTTTCGACGCGGGGTCGCGCGGGTCATACGACACAGCCGGCTCCACCGGCGCCGATACGGTCGCCTCCCTCACCGTATCGCCCAACTTCGGCGTTGGCGGTTCGGGTTGCGCCTCGGGCGCTGCAGGGGCCTCGGGTTGAGTCTGCGGCCGCACCAGGGCAGCACCGGGGAACCG